ATACTACCTTCTTGGGCTTGCTGTAATGTTGCACCCATACGCAGCATACCTTTAGCAATATCATCAGGTGCTTTACCTGCCGCAGCAGCACCAGCAGACATCTTTAACATTTCAGTAGTTGTAATGCCTAATGATTCAGCTAAGTTCAACATAGTGCTGGCTGAACTCATAGCATTGGAAATAAATGAACCAAAACTAACACCAATAACCGCAGTGCCTAAACTAGTAAATTGTTTAGTTAATGTTTCGACTCCGGATATTGCAGAATTAGCACCCGATGCGCTGGCATTTAACTTAGTTGCATTTTCAGTAAGAGCGGCATTGTTAGCAGCAATTTGACTGGTCAATGCATCAAACTTAGTGCCAAGATTATTAACCGCAGTGGTAAGACCTTGAACTGCTGTGTTGATGTCACCAGCAATCTTCTTGAAACTGTCACCAAATGCTTTTGTGTTAGTGTCTACACGCTTTAATATATTTTGATATTGACTGTCGTCTAACGTGAGTGTTACTGAAATATCTGCCATTATTTGCTCCAGGCCTTTTTAATTAATTGTGGAAGAAGTTGTTTTGCAAACTCCCGGGTTGGTTCCACCATACCATTTGGTGCTTGTTCACTACCACGCATTTGTCCCGCTCTGAATCCGCGTCCTGCTTCTAAAACATCTGCGTAATCATAGTTGGCACGGATTACATTAGCGTGGTAACTGGTATTTTGGCGGGCGTTACCTTTATCAATTGGAGTATTACGAACAAACTCATCATAAATGGCAGGCATAGCAGCATCACGAACCTTTGAAAGTTCCTGAATTTTATTATGGAACTTGGTGAGATCCATACTTACTGTTATACCATTAGTTGCCATTGTCGACCTTAAACTTTTGTAAGGATTCTATTAGATCATCAGGTTTGATTTCAGGTGCTTGGCCCAATTGCTTTTGCTCCTTTAGTCTTTCAAAACTAATACTAATATCCATTACCATAATATCCAATGTAGTGGCCTTGTTTAGCACTTCACTGGGCAACAAACCATATCGTTGACCAATCCTATCCAAGGTCACTGCCACATAGACTTCAGGACTATCTTCCTTGAAGTCCCCGCCCGTTACTTTCCCAACTGTGCTACCACTCGGGTAAATGCAGACACTAGCACTTTGCTAGGCAACATAAAGCCATCGGTGATAACTGGTGTGCCGTCTTCATCAAGGATCATATCCTTCATAATAGATGCCATCATACTCATATCTTGATTACCGCTTGCTGCAAACTTTAAGAAAGTTTCCATAGGCTGGCGATCATAGACATAAAAGTCTAAAGGTTCACCATATTCTTTAACGATATCTTCGTCGTCAATAGTGACCTTGATTAATTCTGCTTGTTTTGCTAATGCTTTGAGTTTCATATCTTTATACCTTTGTTTTGATGTAATGGATCAATGCCAATACGAAACCATAACGGTTTTCAGCCTTGTCTAAATCTTGTTGAGCGTGACGCAACTCATTTAGGCCTTTGGCCAATTCGCCTTCTAGTGATTGAAGGAGTTCTTCTATTGAGTAGTCTTCAAATCGCATATCTGCATATCTCCTAATGTTATTTATTGATCATAAAGAAAGGGGGCACGAAACCCCCTCCTTTGCTACCTAACTTGTGATTAGGCTGCGTCTGGTTTGTAAGTTCCATCGACTTCAATAATCAATGGTGTGATCCAGACAGGCTGATCAGGCGTCACTTTTGGTGCTAAGCCAGATAAGAATCCAGAGCCACTTACTACATTGGTAGAACTACCACCCCAAGCGAACTTGAAGTATACACGGGCCTTGTAGTTGCTCAAGTTGAACATACCTTGCTTGACTGCACTGTCGCCCGCTGCTGGAGCGGTGCCATATGCTGTGCCATAGAAGGCTGCGTCATCAAGAACAAGTGTCAAGTTGATGCTGTTGGTTGCAGGTGTTACTGCAACTTTTTGCCCACTTTCGTCCAATTGTTTCCAACGGAATACACCGTTGTTGTTAGTGATAGTGATATCTTGTAATGCTGGAACCAACAATACACCAGTTGCGGTGGTGCTTGTGATTGTAGCAGTTGAAACATACAAACTAACAAATTGACTTGGGGCTGATACGTTAATATTTGCCATTTTATTTTCCTTTTATATTTTGGTTAAATTACTTGAATTCTCGAAAGATCAAATGTGATGCGATAGCGTTGACTATTTTTCACATACTGTTGTTGAATGGTGTGCTCACGAAGGTAGTATCCTTGACCACTAAACAAAGCATCATCAATGAATATGGGAAATATTCCCAGTAAGTCCTCAACAAAAGCATTGTCTTGTTGAGTGACTATATACATTTCGATACGATCTTTAATAGTGTAGACGTGTCCGCCAGGTGTTATCCCATTAGAGTTTTTCATCCTATCTGCTTGATACACTTCAGCCACATAGATGCCTTCACTAATAACATTCTCATTGCTGGGAAAGTTAAAGAAAACTTCTGTGTATTGTGTGCCTGGATTGGCCAACACGTATGTTGACAAAGAGGACTGCACTTGCTGTTGTGTAAACAAAGGCATTAGAAATATCTCCTATCACCTTCAAAGAAGTTGACATCAGCCAACCAACTTTGTTGGTAAGTTCCAATCTCGCCAGCGCCCTTTAAGTCATAGAAATAACTTTCTTGGATGGCTTTCTCCCACTCTTCTTCAAAACGCTTACGAGCAAAATCATAGTTCTTAGCATCCTTCTCATTGATGTTACTGTTGTCAGTGACCAAAGTGGAGTAGAAGATTTCCACTGCTTTGAACACTTCCAAACGAATCAATGTTTGGTTAGCCTTGACTAGTTTTGCCGGAGTGAATGCTGTTACTGTTTGTCCAGTCTTTTGGCTTTGTTGATAGTAAAATGCACCAAGAGTGCGTTCTACATACAAAGGCCACCAGCCCATTTCAAACATTACTAACATTTCAATTGACGCTTTGGGGAAATACTGTGTGATCAACACGTAGTCCTGATCAGGACCATTGTTGTTATTAGTATCGCCAGTAGGGTAGACTTGTTGGAGACGCTTATAAGCCGCACGGTCATAGAATAGCACATCACTGGCCTGGGCCAACGATACACGATTCACACCACCTGGTTGAAGGGTAGTGTCACTTGATGCTAAAAAACTTGCTATTGCCATATTCTTTCTCCGAGTAGGGGGCTGTTACACCCCCAATTCACTTTAGTTGTAACTGTCAACGATCGCGATTTCTAAACCACGTGCGCGGCTTGTTACACCAGAACCAAAATAGCCTAGGCCAGTGATCCAAGTTTGTAATCCACCGTCTTTATCACCCATAGAGATGTCAAGACCCTTGACCATCACAGTAGTGATAGCCTGTGGTCCAAACGCTGCTCCAATGTGGCAAGTTGCTGCACCACGCTTAACAGTGCGAGTAACACCAGTTTGCAAGAATGTTGTAAAGATAACTGTGCAACCATATAGGTTACGCAACATACCTGTTGCCAACAACTCATCACCAAGTGCGGTTAAACCAGCATTGACACTACGGTCAGTTCCAGTAGCGCCTGCATTGTATACAGCACCACCAGTTAGTTCGCTTAACAATTGTTCTTCTTCTTGTGGTCCAAGAACGATTGTAGGACGACCTGGGTTACGAGCCTCTCTCCAAGCACGGATAATGTTACGAACTAGACCGGAAACAGTGATACTGTTAACGCTGTCGCTTGCATTTCCGCTGGTGTCGCCAATGGCTAGACCTTGTTGGCTCATTTCGCTTACACGATTGAAACCATCAGTGACTGGAGCATTGACTACAGTGTAGTAAGCAGCACCTTGGGTGGATTTGAAACCAGCCTTTTGAATGTCGCCACCACCTAGATCAACAGGGCTACCAACAAAAGCGTATGTAACACGTTGATCAACCTTTTCAGCAAAACTCATACCTAGTTCTGTTCCTAGGTTAGCAGCCAAGTCGAACGCTGTGGTCCAACCCAAGAACTTAGAGAACGCTGTTTGTGCCACTGCTGGAGTTGCGATAACTTCCTTAGCAGTAATACTAGCAGTTTGTTCAATGTTGGTTGCTGTGCTGTATGTTGGGTTTACGTTGCTATCAACATAATCACCATACGAGATAGGAGCCATATGTGGCACCTTGTATGTGTTACCTTGATTAGGCATAACGACGTTGGTCATATTGACCAAACCTTGTGATTCGTGAAGAACCTGAATTGCGCTGTTCTGGATAGTTTTCTCAAATGCGTTACTTTCGCCAGAACTGCCACCGATAAAATATGACATAAGAATTTCCTTTTATTATACGATTGGTTTGTTCATTGAAACCATCATACCCTTTAGATTACGACCACCGATGCCTTGACTTTCTTTCCACTTTTTCCAACCTTCAAGGTCAGTAGAAGCATCTGGAATATCCGTGCTATCGCGCAATACACCTTGGCCAAAACGGCTTCCAGTTCCTGAGCGACCTTCATCAGCGGCTAACTTGGGGCGAGATTTCAAAATATCTCCTGCCAATTGTTCCAATGTGTATGGATTGCCTTTGCTATCCAACTTTACAGAACCATTAGCACCTTTAACAAAGTAGTTGCCTGAATCATCATAATCAATATTAGATTCAAACAGGTTGGTTGCAATGTCTAACATATTCGAATCAAAGCCTGCGCGAATGGCAGTTTCTTTAATTTGACTTTGTAGAGTAGTTTGACGCACAGCACGGTCCTTCTGTTCCAATTGGGTTTGTAGACCCTGGATCATACTACGCAGTTCTGCCATCTCACTGTTTGCTTTACCAGCCTTACCTTCTTTGGGTTGTTCGGAACCACCGGAGTTTTGTCCTTTAGTTAGACTTTCAATGAATCTCACAGCGTCTTTGGGTTTCGAAAAATCCACGCCAGCGGCTTTACTGATTGCCTGAAGAACTTCCATTTGTCCACTCTTACGAATGGCACCCAAATTGGGGCCGGAGTGATCAATAGGATCCGTGTCAACGTGAACATCATCGTTCTGGTTAACGCTAGGTTGGGTATTAACGGCACCCGCCGCATTTGATGTGTTTCTATCCACAATAATTTCCTTTTAGAGTTTAAGGGGGTCAACCCCAGTGATCACATTTAACGTCTTGGATCATAGACGAGAACTGTTAACGACCTACACCTAACATTACTAATTGTCTAGCAATAGGATCGTTTGTAGTGACACCCTTATCTTGGATCTCACTATCGAATATCGAGTCGCTGTTTTTGTCAGCAACTAATTTATCTTGATTGCTACCACTGGCTAACCAATCTTCAGTGTTGGTTTGTGGTGGGGCCACTTGTTCACCAAGTAGAGCCAAATACTTACTGGTTTCATCAGGTGGAGTAATAAGTTTAATAACTTCCTGGTCAATGATACCTTGCAC